CTGTCTTGGGGAGATCAAAGATACCCTGTCAGAAGCCAAAGGTGGGTGGAAAACTTTGATGTTGGTCGGCGGTGCCAGTGCTGCAATCGGCGGCTTGGTCGCTAATATTTTGCATTGGCTTAGGGGGTAGAGATGGCTGAAGCACCTAAAATCCCCCCGCTTACAGAAGCTCAAAAAGAAGCCGTACAACGCGAAAAAGATAAGCGTTTGTATGATCTTGAAACAAGAGCAGGCGCACCCACCCCCGAGCGCCCGGTAAACACTCCCAAAAAATATGCTAAGGGCGGTAAAGTTCGTGGTCATGGCTGCGAAACTAAAGGTAAAACCAAGGGGCGGTTTGTATAATGCCTTGGACTGCCAAACAACTTAAGCTCTTTCGTGCCGCCGCGCATAATCCTGCTATTGCCAAGAGCAGCGGGATTAAACAGGCGGATGCCGAGCGCATGTCGAAAGAGGGGTTAAAAAAGGCAAAAGGCGGTGCGGTTCAGGCAATGATTAACAGGCAAGATACACGGCACGGCAAGATGGATACGCCGTATCAAAAACTAAACCGGTTCGCCGGTATGAAGAAAGGTGGAATTATGAAGAAAAACGTGTTTATGAAAAAGCGTCGCTTTGACGAAGGTGGTGATGTCGGCTCTTTGGAAGACGAAGGGTTTGATAAGAGCGGTGAAGGCGAAGATACCGTCTACCGCAAGAGCTTTGCCGGTGGCGTAAAGATGAGCGACGAAGCCCCTGCCCCGAAAACCGCCCCCGCCGCCAAGCTTAGCTCCAAGGATTACGGTGACGAAGGCTCACGTATGCGGGCGCGTTATGGGGAAGATAGTAGTCCAGTAACTGCTAATCCTCGTGGTGCGCGTGGCATGGGATTTCGTCGTGATATGCCATCAGATGCACAAAAAACTAAAAATGCTCGCGAATTTGCTAAAGAGGTTGGCATGGCTGCTATTGGCGGCGGTTATGGAAAAATGCTTCAAGGTGCTGCCCGCGCCCAAAAGGCTGCTAATGCGGCAAGAGCAAATTCTGCTCGCAGGGCTTCATTTTATGAAGAAGCTGATCCTACGACCGGTATGAGTCGCGGTATGGTAGACAGGGCTGCTAGTAAAAAATACGGCATTGAAGGCCCCAAAGGCGTAACTGAAGAGATTGGTATGGGATACAAAAAAGGGGGTCTTATGCGTTCCAAAAAAGACATCGGCAAAGATCAGATGGGCATGGCTCCTTATAAGAAAGGTGGCGAAATGGAATCAAAAGCTATGATGAAGAAAGAAATCGGCTTCATGCAAAAGAAAGGCGCTCCGGCGTCGATGATCAAGCATGAGAAAGCCGAGATGAAGGGTTACAAAAAAGGCGGTAGCATTAAAGAAACGATGGGGCCGCGCAATATGTCGCAGGATGTCGAAAAAGGCTCGAACACGCGTCTGAAGCACGGTGAGCACGGCATCCAAAAACGGGGTCACACTCGCGGTATGGAAGAACGGATGCAAGGTGGCCCGAAAAAATTTGCGGCTGGCGGTTCGGTTCGTGCTCATGGTGAACACTCAATTCAACTCAAAGGCCACACCCGTGGCAAAGTTTACTAGGAGAAAGCATGAAATCACATACTGATACGCACCACATGCCGCACGGACACAATATCCCCCACGCACACCAGCACCACCATGAACATATTAAGGAACACGCAGCGGGTAGTCATGTGCATCACAGCGCCCACTTTGAGAAACATGCAGCAGGGCATACCCCGCATCACGACCATGTGATGAAAATGTGCATGGGCGGTAAAGCAAAATGAAAGCCAGCCGTGGAATGGGCGCTATTGCGCCGTCTAAGATGCCCAGAGGCCGCACTACCGTGAAGAAGGACGGTGCCGAGCCTGTCGGGCTGTTTAAAAAGGGCGGTATGGCCGGGGGTAAGTGGATTCAGAAGGCTATCAAGCATCCGGGTGCTTTCACGGCAAAGGCCAAGGCGGCAGGTAAAAGTGTCGCTTCCTATGCTAAAGCCAAGGCCAGCGCCCCGGGCAAACTGGGTAAACAAGCCCGTCTGGCTCAAACACTGAGTAAGCTACGGAAATAATGGCCTATAAAACTACAGATACCACGACGTTTAACCTCGATCTAAACCAGATCGTAGAGGAGGCTTTTGAGCGTTGTGGCGCTGAGTTGCGCTCAGGCTATGACTTGAGGACTGCACGACGTAGTCTTAATCTCATGCTGCTTGAGTGGGCGAATCGCGGTATTAACATGTGGACGATTGAGCAAGGTTCTATTACTCTGTCTCCCGGCGTAATTTCTTACAATTACCCTGTTGATACCGTGGACTTTCTTGACCACGTCATCCGCACCGGTTCCGGGACTACCCAAACCGACATTAATATCACGCGGATTAGTGAGTCTACCTATGCGATGATCCCCAACAAAAATGCTAAGGGTCGGCCTATTCAGGTCTGGATTCAGCGGCTGTCTGGGGCTACTGATGCTGCGGGTGACGTGGTTTACCCCCAAATTCATGTATGGCCTTCTCCCGATTCAAGTCAAACCTATACATTTGTTTACTGGCGTCTTCGCAGGCTTCAAGAAGCTGGTAACGGTATTAACGGTCAAGACATTCCGTTCAGGTTTTTGCCCGTGCTGGTTTCAGGTCTTGCTTATAATTTGGCTAGGAAAATACCCGGGGCTGAGGCAAGACTTCAGATGCTGAAGGCGGATTACGATGAACAGTGGGATTTGGCGGCTACGGAAGACAGGGAAAAGGCGGCAGTCCGGTTTGTCCCGCGTGAGACGTTTTTAAGGTAAGTTATGCCTAGTCGGTTTAGTTCCGCCCGGAATTCAATTGCTGAGTGCGACCGTTGCGGATTTCGGTATAAGCTTACACAACTTAAAAACTTGGTTATCAAAACCAAGAATGTATCAATTAAAGTATGTCCTGAGTGTTGGGAACCTGATCAACCGCAGTTGCAACTTGGTCTTTACCCGGTAAATGACCCGCAGGCCGTAAGAGAGCCGAGGCCCGATGTGAGTTATACAGTTTCAGGCACAAGTGGTTTGCAGATTCAGCCTAGCGGCACGGGGCCGTTGGCGACTGGGTATCCTGAAGGTGGTAGCAGGATCATTCAGTGGGGCTTTAACCCCGTTGGTGGGGCGAGTGGCACTGATGCTGGATTGACCCCCAACAATCTGGCGATGGGCATTAGTATTGGCACTGTTACAATAGCGGTAACTTAGGAGATTTAAATGGACAAAAAACAAGTCAAGCAAATTGCCGACAAAGAAGTTAAGGCGCATGAAAAGCGTCTGCACGGCATGAAGCGCGGCGGCGTCACGTCGCTGGAAATGAAAAAGTATGGTCGTAATGTTGCTCGTGCAATGAATCAAAAATCATCCAGCCGGGGGCGCTAATGGCACAAACAGAAGAGTTTAAATTCTTTGGTTGGGATGATAAAGACCCGACCAACAAGTATACGCAGCCCAAACCCAATGCGCATAGCACGGGTAATAACGGCTATCCGGAAGAGGACGTTAAAACGGACGGCATTGAGATGCGCGGTGCTGGTGCTGCCACTAAAGGCAAGATGTGCCGTGGGCCGATGGCGTAATAGGAATCTGACGTGAACTACCAAACCCTGTTCAATACAATCAAAGCATACGTCGAGAGTGATTTTCCCGACACGACGTTTACTGCCTCTGATGGGTCTTCTGTCGCCACTGTCACAAGTGCGCAGCAGATTAACACGTTTATTGAACAGGCTGAACTTCGTATTTACAACACGATTCAGTTTCCGTCACTGCGTAAAAACGTTACCGGTAATGTGTATGTTGGCAATAAGTATTTGTCGTGCCCCTCTGATTTTTTGTCTGTTTATTCAATGGCGGTTATCGACAACGGCGGCGCATACCATTACCTGCTAAACAAAGATGTTAACTTCTTGCGAGAGTCGTTTCCGACCAATGCAACCGCTGATCGGGATTTGCCTCAGTATTACGCCATTTTTGGGCCGACTACTACTGATTCTTCCTCTCCGGTAATTACTGACGAGCTTTCGTTTATTCTGGCTCCAACGCCTGATGCTGCTTACTCGGTAGAACTGCACTATTACTACTACCCCGAGAGCATCACAACCGCGTCAGATGGGCAGACTTGGCTTGGCGACAATTACGACTCTGCGTTGCTGTATGGCTCTTTGGTTGAAGCGTGTACGTTCCTGAAGGGTGAGGCAGACATGATGGCTAGGTATGATGCGAAGTACCAAGAAGCCCTTGGTCAGGCTAAACGTCTGGGTGATGGTTTGGAACGTTCCGACGCATACCGCAGTGGGCAGTATAGGCAGAAGGTTACTTAAGCCATGCCGTTTACCGGAAACTACACCACCAATACTTACAAAAACGGCCTTAATACAGGCACGTTTAATCTTGGGTCTGGTACGACTCAAGTTTTCAAGATTGCTCTATACACCAATGCGGCTTCGCTTGATTATTCAACAACCGCTTACACAACTAATGGAGAAGTAAGTGCTTCAGGCTATACAGCGGGCGGACAAATTCTCACAATTTCTCAGGTTCCTACAGTCGGGTCTAGCGGTACTACTTCGTATTATTCTTTTTCTAATGTTTCTTGGTCTGGTGCTATCACTGCTCGTGGTGCGCTTATTTATAAATATGATGGCTCATCTAATCCGGCGATGATTGTTTTGGATTTTGGCAGCGACAAGATTTCTACTACGACTTTTAGTGTGCAGTTCCCTGCGGCAACAAACACGACTGCAATTATTCGTATTGCTTAAAGGAGTTAATTATGTTGGAAGAAAAAATGTTTACTACGGATAGTGTTGGTTGCGCCGTAGCTAAAGGAACCTACGTTGCTGAAGCATCGGTTGGCAAAGGCGTTTATAAAGTTCAATGTTTTGGTGCTGATGGCTCCCTTAAATGGGAAGAAGAGATGCACAACATTACCACTAACGTCGGTCGCCAAAACATGAACGCCGTGTATTTTTCTTCCTCGGCGGCGACGGCTACGTGGTATCTGGGGCTGGTAGATGGAGCTTCGTCTCCGACATACGCGGTTGGCGATACCTCGTCATCTCATGCGGGTTGGACTGAGAACACGGGCTATAGCAACTCGACTCGCGTTACTTGCACGTTTGGCACTGCTACAACCGCCAACCCTTCGGTCATTACTAACTCAGCGTCTCCTGCTGCGTTTAATATGAACGCAACTTCTACCATTGCCGGGGCATTTTTGATCAGCAACAGCACAAAGGGCGGCTCGACGGGAACTCTTTTTTCGGAGGCCAGTTTTTCGTCTCCCGGTAATCGTTCAGTGGTAAGTGGTGATACGTTGAACGTTACTTACACGTTTAGCTTGAGCTAATAGGAGACCATATGGCTACTGCGTTTAAAAAAGGTGATGCGGTTAAACTGAAAGCTGAAGTCCCGGAAGGCACTGTCGATGCTTTGCGTATGCTGGAAGACGGCACTGTGCAATGCCTGATGGTATGGACAAATGCTGCTGGTGAATCGCATAACCGTTGGTTCGATGAAGAGCAGTTGACCGCTGCTTAGTTTAAGGCGGGCGGATGTTTGGTATATCCACATATGCTGATGCTCCGTATGCGTCTTTAGC